TTGAAGTGCCAGGCGCTAAGTTTATGCCTGCGTACCGTAATCGTATTTGGGATGGAAAGATTAGACTATTCTCTCCAGCAAACGGAGAGTTGTACCTTGGACTACTTTCCTATTTGGAAAAGTGGTTAGAGGATTGGGACGAACCATATGAAATAAGTGAGGAATTAAAAGATGAAAAACAAATCGACAGACCAATATTGGATGGATTCATTAGGGGACTTAACCTTAAATCTAGAGGTAAGTCAATCAAACCTCGTGATTACCAAGTTAATGCCGTGGATTTCGCAATCAGAAAACATCGTGCTTTACTTCTTAGTCCTACTGCATCTGGCAAATCATTAATCATCTATATTCTTGTAAGGTATTATGAAATACTTTTAAGAGAAAATCAAAACGATAAGATACTTATTCTTGTTCCAACAACATCTCTAGTCGAACAGATGTATTCTGATTTTATTGACTACGGTTGGTTGGAAGGATACATGCAAAAGATTTACAGTGGACATGATAAGAATGTCTCAAAGAAGGTTGTTATATCTACATGGCAATCTATTTACAAATTTCCTAAAAGTTACTTTGAACAGTTTGGATGTGTTATTGGTGACGAAGCACACTTATTTAAAGCAAAGTCCTTGACTTCTGTTCTAACCAAACTACATTTATGTAAGTACAGGTTTGGATTGACAGGTACACTTGATGGAATGCAAACACATAGATTAGTCTTAGAAGGGCTGTTCGGTTCACTAAATAGAGTAGTATCCACAAAAGAACTTATAGACAAAAAAACACTTGCCTCTTTCAACATTAAATCATTAGTGTTGACATATCCAGAGGAAGAGTGTAAAGTTGTTAAGGGTATGAACTATCAAGATGAGATGGATTACATCGTAACTCATCAAAAGAGGAATGAATTCATTAGGGATTTGACTCTTAATCTAAACAGCAATACATTAGTATTGTTTCAATTCGTAGAAAAACACGGTAGTGTTCTATACGACATGATTAACCAATCTGCTAAAGACAGAAGAGTATTCTATGTTTTCGGTGGAACAGACACACAGACTCGTGAAGAAATTAGGGAAATTACAGAGAAAGAAAAGAATGCAATCATCGTTGCTTCGTATGGTACTTTTTCTACTGGTATCAATATTCGTAATCTTCACAACATCGTGTTCGCAAGTCCAAGTAAGTCCAGAGTTCGTGCCTTGCAGTCGATTGGCCGTGGATTGCGTAGGAGTGAAACTAAAGATACCGCTCAACTTTTCGACATCGCCGATGACTTCTCGTACAAATCAAAACGAAATTTCACCCTTGGACACTTCATGGAACGAATAAATATCTATAATGAAGAACAGTTTGATTACACTATCAATAGGATAAAAATAAAATGACAGAATATAAAATTCTAAAACTACAAAGTGGTGAAGAAATTATTTGTGATGTTATTTCTAAGGAACATCCTAGAACCTTTGAAATCAAAGCACCCCTAAAGGTAAACGTGCTACCAAAGGTTACAAAATACGGAATTGAAGAATCTATCAGTCTACAACGATGGATACACTTCTCTCACGAAAATATCTATAATATTGATAAAAATAAGGTGATGGTTATTACACAAGCTTCTTCGGGCCTATCAAAGTTTTACGAACATTGTATTACTATGATGGACAAAGAAGGTGATTTGACAGCAAGGGAAAGAGAACCCACTAATTATGAACTCGATGAGATTGAATCAGAAGAGTGGGATGAGGATTACGGAGAACCTGTAACAAGGACTCTACATTAAATCTATTCATTCTCAAACCCTACATAGCTAATATACCAAGTTGTCAAGAGATTAGCAAGAGATTTTTTAAAATATTTTTAAATAAATTAAGCTCTTGACTTATCTGTGTAAATCTGTATAATGATTAATAGTTGCATAAAATAAACAAGCAACGACAATGTGGAGTTAATATGGCTAAAAAGAAATCTGGTGCTCATTATGTTAATAACAAAGAGTTCCTAGAGGCGATGAAAGAATGGAAAGAGCGATGCAAAGAAGCAGAAGCACTTGGTGACCCACAACCACCAGTAACCAATTATATTGGAGAATGCTTTCTTAAAATTGCAAATCACCTATCTTATCGTCCAAATTTTATAAATTATACTTATAGAGATGAAATGATATCTGATGGTATTGAGAATTGTCTACAATATTGTAGTAACTTCAATCCAGAGAAATCAAATAATCCTTTTGCTTATTTTACGCAAATTATCTATTATGCGTTTATTCGTAGGATTCAGAAAGAAAAGAAACAGCAACATGTAAAACACAAGATTATTGAAAACATGAATGTTGACATTCTTATGGATGGTGACAGTGAACAAGGTGTGTATGTAGACTATCTACAGAAGAACTTCTTACCACCAGAGGATGTTTACAAACCCAAAAAGAAAAAGAAAACCGAACCTAAAGGGCTTGAAAAATTTTATGATGATACAGGTGAAGAGATAATAGATGAAAATAGCGCTGATAACTGATACCCATTTCGGCGCCCGTAATGACAACTTAGCTTTCAACGAATACTTTTATGAGTTTTGGGAGAATACATTCTTCCCATATGTAAAAGAAAAGGGGATTGACACTGTTATTCATTTGGGTGATGTTATGGATAGACGAAAGTTTGTATCTTACAAGATAGCACAAGACTTTCGTAAAAGATTTATTCAAAAGTTTGTAGATGAAGGTATTACCTTACATATGCTTGTGGGTAATCACGATACATTTTACAAGAACACTAATGATGTTAACTCTCTTGCAGAACTTGTTGAGGGTAGATATCCAAAGATGTTTGTTTACCCAGAAACTGCTACTGTTGAGTTTGATGGTACACCCATTTGTTTTATTCCTTGGATTTGTCCAGATAATTATGGACACACAATGGAACATATCAAAAGCACCAAAGCACAAGTTGCTATGGGACACTTAGAAATCAATGGTTTTGAAATGCATGCTGGACACTTTGCAGAAGGTGGTTACGACAAACAATTCCTAAACAAATTTGACACAGTATTCTCTGGTCACTTTCATAAGAAGTCTGATGATGGACAAGTTTTCTATCTAGGCAACACTTATCAAATGACATGGAGTGATGATGGGTGTCCTAAAGGTTTTCATATATTCGATACGTCTACAAGAGAACTAGAACGTATCGTCAATCCATATACAATATTCCAGAAAGTATATTACGATGAGAGTACTACAGACTATACACAGTTTGATGTATCTCAATTAAAGAATAAGTTTGTAAAAATTATTGTAGTCAATAAGAAAGACTTTTATGCATTTGATAGATTTATTGATAAGGTTCTTGGAGAATCTGGAGCCCATGAGGTAAAGATTGTAGAGGACTTTAGTGAATTAGATGCAGAGAATGTTGATGATACTATTGTAGAAAATGCAGAAGATACCATGACTTTGTTGGAAAGGTATATTGATGAATTGGATGTAACACTAGATAAGAACAGACTAACAAACATGATGAAATCTTTATATCTTGAAGCGAGTGATTTAGAACTGTAATGATAATATTTAAAACTGTACGTTGGAAGAACTTCCTTTCAACAGGAAATCAATTTACTGAAATACAGTTGGATAGAAGTCCAACTACATTAATTATTGGTGAGAATGGTGCTGGTAAAAGTACTATTCTTGATGCTCTTTGTTTTGGTTTGTTCAATAAACCATTTCGTAACATTGCAAAGAAACAACTAGTAAACTCTGTCAATAACGGTAGTTCAGTTGTTGAAGTAGAATTTAGTATTGGTACTAAAGAGGTAAAGGTTGTTCGTGGTATCAAACCTAATGCCTTTGAAGTATATGTAAATGGTAACATGATTAATCAAGATGCGAATGCTCGTGATTATCAGAAACATCTGGAACAACAGATTATGGGATTGAACTATCGTTCTTTCACACAGGTTGTTATTCTAGGTTCTTCTACTTTTGTACCATTCATGCAACTACCAACTAAGGCAAGGCGTGAAGTGGTAGAAGATATTCTAGACATTAAGATATTCTCATTGATGAATTTCTTATTGAAGAATAAAACAAAAGAACTAAATGAAGAAACTCGTAATGTAGATTATAATTTTGATTTGACTAAAGAAAAGGTTAAACTGCAAGAGAAGTTTATCAAAGAAGTAGTCAATAATAAATCAGAGATTATTGCTGAGAACCAACAAAAGGTACATGATAATCAATTTACTATTAATGCAAGGAAAGAAGATATCCTTGCTCTTGAACAGGATAAGAATGAACTTTCCTATGATGCAGAAGAACAAGCAAAACTAGAAGATAAGATTCAGAAACTTAGTAAAACCGAAGCAGCACTTCAAAACAAGAGGAGTAACCATGAACGCCAAATTCAATTCTTCCAGACAAACGATGAATGTCCGACTTGCGAACAGTCGATTACAGAATCAACTAAGCAGACGCAGACAGAACGTAGAAATGAAAAAGTCAGAGAACTTGAGAGAGCAATCGGAGAACTTGAAGAACTCGAAAACGGAGAAAAGTCTAAACTAGATGTTATCATATCAAATCTAGAATCCATTCGTAAACATGATGTAGAGATTGCAAAGATTCGTGCATCTATTAAAGAGATGGAATTGTTTAACGAGAAGTTAAAGAAAGATATTGAGACATATGAAAGTGGACAAATATCAGAAGAAGATAAAGAGAAACTTGCAAAACTTAAAGGACAGATTGAACTGATTGAAGAGCAAAAGTCTAAGTTAACAGAAGATAAGTTTTACATTGATGTTGCTCGCAATCTATTACAAGACACTGGTATTAAGACAAAGATTATTAAACAGTACTTACCAATTATGAACAAATTAGTAAATACATATCTTTCGTCTATGGACTTCTTTGTTAACTTTAACATTGATGAGAACTTTAACGAAACAATTAAGTCACGCTTTCGTGATGAGTTTTCTTATGCATCATTCTCTGAAGGTGAAAAGATGCGTATCGACCTTGCATTGCTATTTACATGGAGAGCAATTGCAAAGATGAAGAACTCTACTAACACCAATCTATTAATCCTTGATGAGATATTTGATTCATCTTTGGATGGTACTGGTACAGATGATTTCTTAAAGATTCTAAACACATTCCATGACCAAAACGTATTTGTCATTTCTCATAAACAAGATATGCTGTTTGACAAATTCAGAAGTGTAGTTAAATTTGAGAAGGTGAAAAACTTCAGCAGAATAGCAGGAGATTAATATGATATACAAACTACTAGAAGCATCAAATCCTTTATTAAGGATGCAACTTCCCGAAACATCGGCAGAAGAAATAAAAGAAAAACATGACTTGACAATGCAAGAATTGTTTGATAATCTAAAGGGTACTATGGCTGCAACAGGGGGTATTGGACTCTCTGCAAACCAGTGTGGTTTACCTATTCGTGCATTTGTAATGTACACCAACTTTGAGGAAAAGAAAGCCACCTTATTCCTCAACCCCAAAATAACATGGGAGTCAGAGGAAACCTCGACATTCACAGAGGGCTGTTTGACTTACCCATTCCTATTCCTTAACCTATCACGACCAAGTCGATTGAAATACACATATACTGATATTGATGGAAATACCCAAGAAAGTCAGTTTAGTGGATTGAGTGCTAGAGTGTTCCAACATGAGTACGACCATATGGAAGGTAAGAACTTTACTATGCTCGCATCTAAACTCAAGTTAGATATGGCAGTCAAGAAAGCAAGGAAAAAAATCAAAAAAATCTAAAAAATGCCTTGACTTTTGTTCTCAGAACATGTATACTATACTAGTAACAATGAGAAAAGGAAAGAAGCTATGACATTAACCCCAGAATTTAAACAATTTATGGAGAATATGTGGGCTAGTGAGTTAGTTATAGGTGGTAAGAAAGTCGTAGACCGTACTGTCGGTTTCGGTGCATTACCAGATATTACTCTAACCCTTGAAGATGGGACTTTTTTGAGTGCTAAAGAATTATTCAAAAATGTTTCAAAAACATCTTGACTTTTGTTTTAATAACGTATATAATGAATATACAAACTGAGAAAATAACTAGGAGAAATATATAATGGCACACGAACTTGAAATGATTAACGGTGAAGCACAGATGGCTTATGTTGGGGATGTTCCTTGGCATGGACTAGGTACTAAGGTTGACCGTGAATTAACACCAGACCAATTCCAAAAGGTTGCTGGACTTGATTGGACAGTAGAAAAACAA